TTGATTCGAGCTATGGATTGGCTCGAAGCTAAACGCTCTAGCTTTCAGGGCTCAAAAACTCTTGCCACTCAGGCTTTACAGTGGCCTCGCCTGGATGTTTACATCGACTGCGAGGAATTCGCCAGCAATGCGATTCCGGTTGAACTGAAGAAAGCTCAGGCTGAACTGGCGATTGCTATCAATTCAGGTTCGGCTTTGTTCCCGCCTTCCCCGACAAGTTCGATGAATGCAGGTCCAGTTACTCGCAAGATTGTTGGACCAATCGAAATGCACTACTCGGACAAAGCCGCTTACACGACCGGAATTACCAGTGACGGGACTTACCGAATCCCCACTGTGGAAAACCTGTTGAAACCGCTTTTCTCAGCCTGTGGGAATGGGGCATTCGTTAAAACTGTCAGGATTTAAGCATGGCAGACCTTTACGATGATCTCCAAGCAACCGTCATCGCTCTGATCGAGGAGTTTACTCCAGATGGGCCGAATGCGATTTGGAAAAGTCGAGCGAACAACAATCCATTTCCCAATCAACCTTGGCTTGGAACAGCAGGCACAGTAGTCGAATACCCAGTTCGAATGCTGCTCCTGCCTTACGATCTGAAGGATTGGGCTTATTTGAAATATCGCAAAGAGACTGGCGTAAGCGAAGGATACCAGCAAGCCTACATGGCAAAACAGAGCTTTGAGCCGACTTTGCGAGATTCGGTTGCTGTAAATGGACAAGAGTTTTCCATTTTTGCAATCCATGATAAGATTATGCCTGCAACAAAAACCCTTGTTTACCTGATAGAACTTGCTCAATGAATGTTAGCGATGCTCGAAACGCGATCTGCTCGCATTTTTACGAGCATTGGCGACTTAAAGCTCCGACTGTTATGGGCTATGAGCCGCAAGTTCGATGGTGGAATAGGGAAGTTAAAGAGCCTCCACCAAAGACGCAACATTGGGTATTGTTTTCGATGGAAACAGTTTCCAATGAGCAAACTTCGATGCGGGGTCCGGTAGTCGAGCAATATGGAAAAAGGCATACGAACATCGGATTGGTGTTCATTCAGCTTTTTTTCTCAAAGTCGTCTTTAGTCAAAGACGATGACATTGCGCTGTCAGTGATAGCCTCAGAACCGTTTTACAAAGCCATTCCGAATAAGATTTGGTTTCGCAATCCGCGAATCCAAGAATTGCCGGAAGAACAAAATTACTTTCGCGCCAACGTACTCGCGGAATACGAATTTGATCACGTTGTATTCTAGGAATCAAACATGACAGCAACAAGCAAAAAAGTTGATAGCAATCTTACCGGTCTCACGTTTGCTGAAGAAGTATCGTTGGGCAATTTGCCCACTGGTACTGCTCAGATGGTCAATCTCGTTTACGGCGAGGATGGCTTCGGCACTTCGTTCGCCCCAGGCAGCGGTCCTCCCCTCTCGGGCATCGGTCTGAGCTACGTTGTGGGTACGGGTGCTTTGGCGATCACGATGGTGACTCGCGAAGTGCTGACCGAATTCTATGTTCGGATCAACCATATTCGCGGTGGTGTGACGATTGCAACCAATGTCGGCACCTACGTCAACGACACTCCCGGCTTGTTTACTTCGGCAGCTTCGGCTGGTCACGCTCGTCGTTTCAGCGGTGGTCCAATCAATGTCGTTCAAAATGTCATTCTCAACATGAGCCTGAGCGCCGTCACCTTTCAGCAAGGTGATCAGATCATCGTCGAAGTTTCCCGAGTCACCGGTTACACCAATCGCTCGTTCCGCTCGGCCTATTACATCGGAACTGCTTTGGCGACTTGGCGCTCGCTTGAACCGAACTCTTACGAGGACTTCGGTGGCGAACTGACGATGCTCGCTCGCAATCCAATCAACTCCTCTCGCCAACGCAAGAAGGGTGTGATTTCGGATCTGGACGCTTCAGGTGGATTCAATACCGACTTGACTCAAAACGGTTTGACTCGTTTGATGCAAGGCTTTTTCTTTGCCAACGCTCGCGAAAAAACAAACAGTCGAAATCTTCAAGACAGCACTTTGACCGTCACCAGTTTTGCCGCCGCAACCGGCATTACCCTCGGTGATAGCGGTCACTTGGCTTTCAGTGTCGGCAACATCGTTCGAATGACTGGAATGGCAGTTGCCGCCAACAACGGCAACTTCGTGGTCAGTTCGATTACGAGCCCGAACGTGGTTTTGACTCCCGCTCTTTCGACTGAAGGCAGCTTTGCATCGGGCGCTCGAATCGAAGTCATCGGACACCAGTTCGCTTCTGGCGTTTGCAGTATCGCTGCTGTCACCGGTGCTGCTCGTCTGACCATTTCAGCCGGTTCGTTCTCGACTCTCGGCTTGAATGTCGGTGAATGGATTTACCTCGGTGCTGACACGCTGACGAATCGCTTCACCAGCAACTTTGGTTATGCTCGCGTCAAGGCAATCGGAACCACGACTCTCGACCTTGACGAATGCACTTGGACCGTCACGACCGATGCGGGTACGGCCAAGCTGATCAATCTTTACTTCGGAACTTTCATTCGCAACGAAAAAGACGTTAATCTGATTCGTCTGCGTAGTTACCAACTTGAGCGTAGCTTAGGCTACGATGACAACGGGGTGATGAGCGAATATCTCGTTGGTGCTGTTCCAAACGAATTTACGTTCAACTTCGAATCAGCCGAAAAGGTGACCTGTGATTTGTCCTTTGTGGGCAAAGACGTTCAGCAGCGGCGCGGGCTTGATGGTGTCAAGGGTGGGACTCGAACTCCAGCTTTGATCGAAGATGCTTTTAACACTTCGACTGACGTTTACCAGATGCGGTTGTATGTTCAAGATGGTTCCGTGATTACTCCGACTTCACTGTTCGGCTTCGTAATGGACGGAAACATTACGATCAATAACAATGTCGCCGGTTTGAAAGCAATCGGTGAACTTGGTAACTTTGACGTTAAAGTTGGTGACTTCGAAGTTGGTGGCGAACTGAATTGCTACTTCGATACCATCGAAGCTGTCAGCGCGGTTCGAGCCAATGCCAATGTCGGCTTCAACGCGATTCTGGCAGCAGACAATGCGGGAATGGTCTATGACATTCCTTTGCTCGCTCTGGGAAATGGTCGGGCTGAAGTTGAAAAGGACGAACCAATTATGCTTCCGCTCGAAAGTGCGGCGGCTGAAAACGCTAACGGATATACGTTGTCGGCAACTCTGTTTACTTGGTTGCCTACGTTGGCAATGACTTAATCTGAAAGGATACTACGACGATGGCTTTGAAAGATTTGTTCGGAACAAACAAGGAGTTGGAGACTCAAGGCGCTTGGTGCGTTGTTGACAAAACCGATGATGGGGAAATGAAGTTTCTGCTTGCCTACGCTGGCAGCAGCAACAAGCAATTCCTCAAAGAATCGGCTCGGCTCGCTCGCGGGAAGCGAGTTACCAGCAACAACGTGGAAATGACTCAAGAGTTGACGAAAGAAGTGTTCGTCAACAGCATCATTCTCGGCTGGGAAAATGTTGTTGTTAAGAAGGGCGACAAGCCTTTACCGTTCAACAAAGAAAACGCCAAGATGCTGCTCGATGAGTTTCCGGCGCTGTTCGATCTCCTCTCCATGTTTGCGACCGACATTTCCAACTACCAACTTGACGACCGTGAGGACGTAGCAAAAAACTAACCGAATTCCTCGATTACGAGTTGTCAATCGGGGAATTGGATGAAGTGATTGCAAAACAAGCGCAGCGAGCAGGGAGGGACGTTCCTGAGCGTCTAAAGAATGCTCCTGAGTTGCCGCTTGATTTGCAATTCTACTTCGAGGCTTTTTGCGAACTGAACTCTTGTCGGCAGATGGGATTTGCAGCAGGCCCAATTCCGATCACGGCAATTTTTGCCTACTCGGAACATTACGGCTTGAGTGCAATCGAGGAACAAGACTTGATCTACTACGTTCAAGTCTTGGACCGCAAATTCTTGGATTTTGCCGAGAAGAAGAACAAGCAGCAAAACAAGTCCTCGAAAAAGCCAGCAAAAAAGGGTAAATGATGGCAGAACCGACTCTCTATCATTTATCCCTTTACGTTAAGCGAATCAGCCGACAAATTTCTGATCAGTCGGCTAAGTATGTCAAAGCTGCGGCTCGGGCAGTTCTAGTTGATCTCGCAAAAGTCACTCCGGTCGATACCTCGCTGGCGGTATCGAACTGGACTGTGGGTATCGGCTACAGCCCTGTGAATCTTATTCCGCCTCACGTTCCCGGCACTAAAGGATCGACTGCCGCTGCGAGTCGCGCCCAGACCGTTGCTTACGGTCGCAAGATAATCAATATGTATAAATCTCGCCAGGTTTTGCATATTTCCAATAACCTTGATTACATTACTCTGCTTAATCAGGGTCGTAGCCGACAAGCCTCTGCTGGCTTTGTTGAGCGGGCTGTAATGAAGGGCAACCTAGCGACCAAAAAAGTCAAACTAATCCTCAAGTGAGATTTCAATGAGCAACCGAATTGATATTGAAATCCGCGATAGGATTGACGACTCCATTGCTAAAAAGCTGGCATTCATTGCCGCTGCTGCCAAAGCTGCCAACAATCAGATTGTTGCTCTGAATCAGAGTTTGAATGGTGGTCGGCTGGTAATCAGAAATTACGCTAATGGAACGGCAGCAGTTGGAAATGCGGCTCGCCAGTCTACGCAAGCTATTGCTCAGAAAATAACCACCATGCAGCGATTACGCTCGGCCTATTCGAGTGCGATTGTTGGTGCAAGATCAATGGCTTCGGGTTGGATTTCGATGCGTAGCGGCGCGATGCTGCTTAACAGCGACATGCTTTCTCTGATTCGTACTTTGCGAACTATCTCCGGTATCGTAGTTATCGCCGGTGTGGGTAAGGGTATTCTGGATTCGGCTGATGCTTTTCAGGTGATGCGAAACCAATTGATCGGTGTCACTGATTCGACCGGTCAGCTAAACAAAGTTCAAGGCGAACTGTTCAGAATTTCCAATAATGCGCGTGCGCCTGTCAATGACATGACCAAGGCTTTCCGCCGCTTCGACATGGCTTTGGAATCGGTAGGCGGCTCTCAGCGAGAGTCCATCGACTTGACTGAAACTGTGGGCAAGCTGCTCGCAATGAACGGCTCGACTGCTCAAGAGGCCGGTGCAGTTCTCTTGCAGTTGTCGCAAGCCTTTAATAAGGGCAAGCTGGACGGCGACGAATTCCGTTCGGTCGCGGAGCTTATGCCGCAAGTTCTTGATGCGGTCGCAAAAGCCGCTGGAAAAAGTCGTAAGGACATTTACGATATGTCCAAAGATGGTCAGATTAACATTGATATGCTCCGAAAGGCTTTTGAAAAATTAAAACCTGAAGTTGATAAAGCATTTAGGGATCTCCCTCTTACAATCGGTCAATCTTTGACCATATTGCAAAACTCTCTTATCAGATTCTTTGGTCAACTTGACAAAGAATGGGGTTTTAGTAAGTCGGTAATTTCTTTTGTTGATTACGTCACAAATAATCTGCCTCAAGCGTTGAGAATTGTTGAAACTTTTATAGTTTCGACATTAGCAGTTTCAATTCCTACAATTTTTGCAGCTTTGAATTTATTTACAGGTGGTTTATTTACTGTAATTGGTTTGTTTGCTGGATTAGTTGCTTGGGTTACATACTTCAGCGACAAGATTTACATTGCTGGTAGTGGTTTTGTAACTCTTAGAGATTACGTTTATGGGTTTTACAGATTTTTTGTAGATGCTTTTAGCAAAGTCGGAGGCCTGTTAAATGCCGTTTTTAGTCCGAAAAACGCACAGTGGTTAGTAAATAATGTTTTAATTCCAGGTTGGAATCTTGTTGTAGACGCGATTAAAACCGCGATTTCTTGGGTTGCTGCATTTTTCCAATCTATAGAAAACCTGAGCAGGTCAACAAATATCTGGGAAGTTTTATTGGAGGGTGCTTTATACATAGTTGCTGAGATTTACAATACTTTTGTCAGTTTGTTTATAGAAATTGCAAAAATAGCCGAAAAGACTATTCTTGGAATAATTGACAAAGTAAATCAAAATTTACCTTCTTGGATTCAAGGACCGGCTATGCTTGGTGCAGGAGGACAATTGCCTCGCGATAGATTTGCTGAATATGAAAATATGCGACAAGAATTGTCTTTGAGCTACGATATGCCTCAATTCAGAAATTTCAAAGATTTCTTTGAAAATATGAAGGTACAGCAAGCTGAAAACTATACCAATATGACCGAAGGTTTTCAAAATGCGATGAATACGATTTCCAATTATGCTGAACAAAACGCAATGCAAAGAATTGAGACTGATGGAAAAGTCTTAAAAAGTATAATGGGGAATCTAACATTATATGTAAATGCGTTCAAAACATCTCAACAGCAGTCTACTCAATACATGATAGCTGGCGCTTATTCTATTATGCAAGGTTGGGGACCGGCTTTAGCAAATTGGCAAATGCTTTGGGCAAATACAACCAATTACATAAAAGGTTTGCTCGCTCAACTTTGGGCGTTTATCCAAACTATAGCTACAGCATTAAGCGGTTTAGCTGCTAGTGCTGGTATAGGTATAGGTGGAATAATGGGTCAACTCGCTGCTGGTGGTTTAAGCGGAATTGGTGGAGCAGGGCTTGGAATTGGAGATCCTAATGCTGGACTTAGAAAACAAAATGAATTGTTAAGTCAAATGTCGCAGAATTATCAAAATGCTGGAAACGCAGCTACCAATTTTGGTAATCGAGCTACCGAAAGCATGAACGGGCTAAACAACGCAACCAATGATGCCTCAAACACGTTCATGCAGCTTGCCCAACAAGCCTTCGGTCACGTTACCGATGCGATCATCGAATTTACGAATACTGGTAAGTTCGAATTCAAAAAGATGCTCAAGGCAATCGTCGATGACTTGCTTCGCTTCTTTTTGAATCGCTTCTTCCAAAAGATGCTGTTCTCCGTTTTCGGTGGCGGATTTGGCGGCATGGGTGGTATGATGGGCGGCATGATGGGCGGCATGGGCGGCGGAATGATGGGCTTCGCGACCGGCGGTTACACCGGCAATCTGCCTGTGAATAGAGTCGCTGGCTTTGTCCACGGTCAAGAATTCGTCATGCCCGCTGGCGCGACCAAACGCAATCGACCGGCTCTCGAAGCAATGAAGCGAGGAGCAACCGTTTCGACAATGGGCGGTGGTAGCCGAGGTAACGTCCAGATGAATGTCTCGGTGAAAAACTACACCGATGGCAACATCCAGGTTCGTCGAATCAATCAAACCGATGTTGAAATCATCGCGACTCAGGTGGCCGAGCGAACGGTTCAAGAACGAACTCCGCGACTTGTTGCCAACGAAATCCGAAATTCAAATAGCCGAATCAGTAAATCTCTGACTGACTCAACTCAAACCCGTCGTCGCCGCTAATGCAAAAGTTCACCATACCTCCAGAATCAGAAAGCTATTCCGTCAAGGACGGTCTCAGCTTCGTTTCGGTAGCCTTGGAAGGCGGGTTATCCCGCAGGCGAGCAGACGTTATCAACGCTGCCAGCAAAGCCAGGGTTAGGTGGTCTTTTGATCGGGCTGAATACGATTACTTCCGAGCTTTCTTCGATACCGCAACAATGAAAGGTTCTTTGCCGTTTACGCTTGACCTTGTTGTGGACAAGCATTATCGGCAAGAATATATTTGCGCATTTGTTGAAGATACGCTAGAATTGTCCGAACTCAGCGGTCACTCGTATCGTGTGAGCGCAGAACTCGAAGTCATTCCTAAGCGACCTGACCACGTTGGTAATCAAACCCTGATTGATTCCTACGCAACAACTCCTGCTGTGGGCTTTCCGCTTGGCGTTTTGATCCAAACTGAAGATGACGATACTTTGACTTCGGCTGGAACGGCAACTGTTGGCGGTGGTCCTCAAGGCTCGCTCAGTATCAACGAAGAAGATGATTCATTTGTAAGTGATGGTATTGTTCAAGTAAGTGAAAAAATCGCATCTCTTTCGATTACCGAAGAAGATGCGACCGTTACTTCGGCTGGTACTTCAGCAGGAGCAACTGGAAATCAAGGTGTCTTGAATGTCACTGAAGATGACGATTCTTTAACCGCAACCGGAACCGCTATTATTTAAGGATTAAACATGCCAATCAATTACTCAACTGCCGTTCGCAATGCGAAACTCGATGCCGTCGAAACGGCAATCGGCACAAGTGCAATTCTTCGAATCCGAACCGGAAGCAAACCGGCTACCTGCGCCTCGGCAGACACCGGTACAGTTCTCGCTACGATGAATTTGCCGTCAGACTGGATGGCCGCTGCCGCTTCTAGCAGTAAAGCTAAATCTGGTACTTGGTCTGACACCTCGGCTGATGCAACCGGAACCGCAGGCCATTTCCGAATCTACGATTCGACCGGAGCTACTTGCCATATCCAAGGCTCTGTTACCGCAACTGGCGGCGGTGGGGATATGACTCTTGATACCACTTCGATTACTTCGGGTGGTGTTGTCTCGGTCTCGACCTTTACGCTCAATGCCGGTAATGCCTAATGAGTCGGCTTTCGGAATTCTTTCTGAATACGAACTCGAATGTTGTCTTGCTGGAATTGGTTGAAATCAAACACCCCAATTTTAGTCAGACCCATCGTGTCGTGCGCAATAAGACCGATGGTGTAACAGTCAAACTTGAAGATGGCACTACCGCTATCTTTGACTATTACCCACTGAAGATTACCCCATCGGGAAGTTCGCTCGACCTCGACTTCGGATTCAAAATTGAGTTTGGCGATCTTGGCGAAGCGTTACCCCAGGAACTTGATTTGGTCGCTGCTAATGGCGGTTTTAGCACAAGACCTGAAATCATTTTTCGAACCTATCGCTCGGATGATCTTGAGAATATCTTGCAGGGTCCGCTTTACCTCGAATGCTCAGAATTCACTTTCACTAAAACCGGTGCGGCATTCGAGGCTAAGGCTCCCAGTCTGAATGTCAGCCGAACTGGTGAAATTTACACGTTCGCTCGATTCCCGATGCTTCGCGGCTTTCTATGATTTTCGACAAATACTTTTCGAAGGAGTACGACAGCAGGGACTACAACTGTTCTCATTTTGTTCGAGACGTTTGGCTCGAACTCAAAGGCTCAGACTTAGCAGGAATGCTTTGTGCTTGGAACAGTGGCAAGCTCGATGAGGCAATGCGTCATCGCAAGGATTTGATCAAGCTGGACAAACCGATTGACCCTTGCATTATCCTGTTCCAAAAGCCGAACACGCCACCTCACGCTGCCATCTGGATTGACGGTGGGGTACTTCACCTGACCGATGGTGGCGCAAGGCATGATGATTTCGATTGCGTTTCCAGTTGCTACCAAAAGTGGAATTTTTACCTATGCTGAAAAAAGTAATCATTGGCGAAAATTCACTGGACTCGCAGACTTGGGAAGAATTCGAGACTGATAATGTCATCGAATTCATCATGTCCCGTTGGGATAAATTGCCCGACAACACTCGGATTTACCACAATGTTGTTACTGTGGAATCCGACATTACTCCGACTAACGAGCAGCAGATTCTTGCGTTGAAC